TGCAGCGTCACTAACTCTTCGCCAATAAAATCGCGAATTTTCTCCGCTACGATTTCGGTGTAACAGGTACTGGAACCGTAAAAAAGACCGATTTTCATATTTACCTATAAAATTCATGCATTTACTTAGATAACAACTAGTTAAGAACCTAATGACATCTAATGAATACTAGGGACTGTTAATTTCTGCCGCCAAATCGTCGCCATTTTTTGCCATGTTCAAAGGGTTGAATCTGATAGCTGTTTCAAGGTGTTCAGGTGCAAAGTGTGCGTATCTCATTGTCATACTGATGTCATGATGCCCTAAGATTTTTTGAAGCACTAAAATGTTACCGCCATTCATCATGAAGTGGGCGGCAAAAGTATGCCTCAAAACATGTGTCATCTGACCTTTAGGCAGTTCGATTGAGGATTGTTTAATCGCTCGCAGAAAGCCGTAATGGCAATCTTCAAATAAAGACTCCGTTTTAATTTTTGCGAGTTCGTCGTAAAACTGCCGATCGATAGGTACAGTTCTGTTTTTTTTGCTTTTGGTGTTAGTGAAGGTGATTTTGTAGGGGCTTAGCTGAGATCTTTTTAAATTCTGTGCTTCGCTCCATCTTGCTCCGGTACACAAGCAGACTCTTATCACTCGGTTCAAAGTGAGCTGGGCGGCGGTAATATCAATGAGTTCTAAAATTTGCTCTTGCTCAAGCCAGGACATTTCCCGCTCAGTAGTTACTAATTTGCGTAACTTTTCTAGTGGGTTGGGGTAGTTCCACTCACCAAGCCTTCCTAACTCGCTGAACATGCTGTTCAGATGTGAATGGTCCATATTCAGAGTGCTATTGGTTGCAGGATATGGAAAGCGTTTGTCTAAAAAAATCTCACCAGTGAGGCGTTTTTTTCTGTAATGAGCAAAATCATTAGCGGTGAATTCGGTTGCTTTTGGGTTTCCCATCGCTTTTATAACGTGCTTGAGCTTGCGATATACCATTAAGCCAGCGCTCAGGCTTTGGCCGTGTAAGGTGTACCAAAGTTCAGCAAGGTCTAGCATGGTCCGTTTATCACTCTTTTCAATGATCCACGGGCGACTTGCCGACTCATTTGTTATGTACTGCTCAAATGCAACAGCCTCACCTTTGGTGGGAAAAGTTTTCCTTACCCGTTTGCTATCGCGCCCTTGAGGGTAGCATTCACAGATCCATTTCCCTGTAGGAAGTTTGCGCACGCTCATAGTTAGCCTTTGTGCATTACCAGAGTGACTAAACCAATGAATTTCACGTCAGCTACAGGACAGTCAAAACTACCTGATTCATTGGTGATTCTCACTTTGTGCTGAGGAAGGCGCATCACTTCTCTAATCGACTTTTTGCCATCTATATCCATCAGCCACAAACCATCACAAATGTCTTTAATGCCTTGGTCCATAAGGTATCTGCCTTTGCCAACAAAGAGCACGCAAGGTGAATTTAGATCCTCTGGATAAAGCTGCTTGTCGTAAAACAGTGGTTCACCTGGATTGAGTTCTCCATCCTCAAGCACTGCACTGGGAACCTTAGAAGTCACATGGTTCTCATTTGCGTACTTTTCCCCCGTACCAAAGGCCAGCCACTCAACATTAATCCCCGTTTCGATAGATGCTTGAATCACCCAATCAGCAGGAAATATATCCCTCATGTATCTGGAAGCCATCGTGCTTTTAGATACTCCGAGCTTGTCACATAAGGCTTGGCGTGTCTTAAAGCCGTAAGCCTCAAGAAGCCTTTGCACCACTTTCTGACCACCTGTATTAAAGTCCATAGTTCTCATTAGGGTTCAATTGAGTTTGACAAGTACCCCATATCGGATCTAAATTAGCCTCGAAGTGCGAATTCGGGTTCTCATTAGGTCTGATTGGGCTTAATTAGATATCAATAGGCAAATATTGAGAGTATTGCATGATGCAAAACAACATTTCAATCACGCTTCTGGTTCCACACATGACCAAAGAGCGTTACAGCGAAGCTACAGGCTTAGATTTGAAAACCATCGATCTCATGCTTGGCGATGGCCGTCTTTCTTCTTACCGTCACCGCCTTCGTAAAGATGGCAAGCGTGAACTTGTTTTGATTAACGTAGCTGCTTTAGCAATCGACGCACTCTCTGAGCATCAAGTTAAGTTCTCAAGCTAAGAGTTTGGTGCGCGATTGAGGACTTCATGAGCCGCCTGAAAACAATATCGGAATAGGGATATATAAAGCGATGTTTGATTTTAAGACTTCCACCCATAACCACTATGAAGAGGCCTGCCGCAAATTTGCGCTGACTCACAACATGCGGGAGCTAGCCCAGCAAGCTGGCATGAAAGTGCAGACGCTTCGCAACAAGCTGAATCCTGATCAGGTGCATCAACTGACTGTTACAGAAGTGCTGCTGCTGACTGATCTGACCGAGGACGCGACTCTGATGGATGGGATGCTGGCGCAGTTGCACTGTCTGCCTTGCGTTCCAGTGAATGAACATGCTGCAGAAAAGTTTTCTGCTTATGTGCTCAACGCCTCAGCGCAGGTCGGAACGCTTGCTGCCAGTGCTGCAAATCACGCCAGCATTACGACTTCATGCCGTCGCGGGATTGTTGAGGCAGCTAATACCGGCATTCGTTGCATGATGCTGGCTGCTCTCGCTGTTCAGGCGCGTATTCATTCAAATCCTACCATCGCATCAACTGTAGATATTGCAGGTGCAATCGGTTCTTCAATAGGCATGAGCTAGGGCTATGAGCCAGGAATTTACCTATTTCTTTCGCTATCGCGGGAAAGAAATGTCAGTAGATGCTGAAAATGTCGCGCTTTATTACCCGTCTATTTCAGGCGACGGAAGTGGCTTTTTTACACTGGTAAATGGTGAGCGTTTTCGTGGTGAAAATGTAAGAGAAATAAGTAAGGGGAAAAGCGAATTATGCCGGTATTTGTGAGGCTTTTAAAAAATCAGGCACCACCTCAGCAGCTAGCAGCATCAGGGCATGGGTGGATAGAAACGAAAGCAAGTAAGCGCTGGCACCCGGCAATCTCACAGGCCGAACTGCTGGCAGGATTAACGGGTAAGAGGAAAGAATCATGGGTTACAAAGCTGAAAGTATCACTGTTCAGATGAACGCGGGGCAGCGTGCCAGTGCGCTTAATCATATCTCTGCACTTCGCACCATGATGTACGGCGATTGCAGCCACGAACTAAACCGCTTTATCGCAGACATGCGTAATAAGCGCGATCACCAGGCTGAACAGAATGGCCGCGCACTGAGCGCCATTTTCTTCCTGGCTAATATCAGCAAAGAGCGTCACGGCGTTGATTTCAGTGAACTGACGAGTGACGAAGTAACGGCGCTGATTGGCGCGATGAATCACTTAAAAGCAGTCGTGAGTTTATTTCCAAAGAATCTGACGTTACCTAATTAATTAACACACCCAAATTAAATGGCGTAAACCCGCCGGGCATTTTTTTGCCCGAATTCAGGAGAAAGAGAAATGCGAAATATCCAGACCCGTAATTTTAAAGCAGACGAAGACGCGCTTAATGCCCTGCTGAGCAAGGCCAAAACTGAGCAGCGTTCTGATGATGCGCTGTCCGTTTCTATCCGCCTGGCCGCGCTGGCAATTCATGCCCGCAAACAGGAAATGTCAGCGGCGGAAATCATCGAGTTGCTGGACAAAGAAGCAGAACGCTTTGAGAACCAGGCGCAGGAGTTGCACTGATGGCTGATTCAATGGACATGGTACAGCAGCGCGTGCAGGAAGAGCTGGCGCGCAATCTGGCTAACGCTACTCACCGCCCGACAGGGGCGAGTGAGTTTTTCTGCATGTCGTGCGGCGAAGAAATACCGGAGAAGCGCCGCCGCGCACTGCCGGGCGTTTCCCTCTGCGTGACCTGTAAAGAAATCAGTGAGCTGAAAAGCGTGCATTACAAAGGGGCGGCATTATGAAAACCATCCTGAAATGGGCCGGCAGCAAGTCCGGCCTGATGCCTGAGCTGATTAAGCACCTGCCTGCAGGTGATCGTCTGGTTGAGCCGTTTGCCGGTTCCTGTGCCGTTATGATGAACACGGATTATCCGGCCTATCTGGTGGCGGATGTTAATCCCGATCTGATTAACCTCTATCGTCAGGTTAAAGAGCATACCCGCCCGTTTATTGTCGTGGCGTTATCGCTCTTTAATCAGAACAAAACGGAAGAGAATTATTATCAGGTCCGCGAAGACTTTAACTTCAACGCGGCACTGCCACTGCTGGAGCGTGCTGCGCAATTCCTATACCTGAACCGCCACGGCCACCGTGGCCTTTGCCGCTATAACAAGCGCGGCGAATTCAATAATCCTTACGGCTATTACAAACAGCCATATTTCCCGCTGGCCGAAATCGAGGCTTTTGCCCTGAAGGCACAGCGCGCAACGTTTGAGTGCCAAGGTTACAGCGAAACATTGGGAATGGTCCGTGCCGGTGATGTCGTGTACTGCGATCCGCCGTATCACGGCACGTTCACCGCTTATCACACCGATGGATTCAGCGACGATGATCAGCATTCACTGGCCTGCATCCTGCTGGGTATCTCTGAGCGCAACCCGGTGATCGTTTCAAACAGCGACACCCTGTTTACACGCAGTATCTTCCGTGAATTTGACCTGACAAAAGTCACTGCCGCCCGCTCTATTGGTGTGGCCGCCGGTGATGGTAAGCGCGCGTCTGAAATCATCGCAGTACGCCGCCCGAAATCGTCACTGGTCTGGTCCGGTTTTGATATGGCGACGGACGCTGATTACTCAGCTGAAGCAGATGTGCAGCCATGATTCATTTTCACGGCGGCCCTATCACTCCAGACACATGCGCACTGAAGGCATGGAAAGGCAGACATGCGTTTATCAGTTTTGCAAATCCTGAGCAGCTGCCGCTTGCCAGTGAGGTTTGTCAGAGCTTCGCACTGGATAATGGTGCATACAGCTTCTGGACTAAAAATCGTGTTGTTAACTGGCAGGAATACTATGCCTTCGTTGCGCGCTGGTTAAATCACCCGCGCTTCTCTTTCGCTTGTATACCCGACGTTATTGGCGGGACCAGCGAAGAAAACGATGCCCTTCTGGCTGAATGGCCGCATGGAAAATTTGTAGGCTGTCCTGTGTGGCACATGTCTGAATCTGATGATCGATTCATCCGGCTTTGCCATGAATATCCGCGTGTCGCCATAGGTAGTATGGGCGAGTACGATGCAAAGCGGCCGCGCGCCTGCCGTGCAAAGTTGCGCGATCTGATCAGTAAGGTGGTCGATAAAAATGGATATCCGATAAGCAAGCTGCATGGCTTGAGGATGCTCAACAAGGATATTTTTATGCACGTTCCGCTGTCATCAGCTGACAGCACCAACGTCGCACGGAATATCGGTATCGATAAGGCCTGGAATGGCAGTGCTTACGCCCCGGCCAGCAAAGAAACCAGAGCCGCAGTGCTCGTTGAGCGTATCGAGTCCCTGAATAGTGCCAGTGCTCTTAACTACGACGCAGAGCGTGATGCCTTTACGCCACAGCTGGCTTTTGAAATATGAATAAGTCTGCTGCGCCAGTTGAGTGGGCTTATCAGTGGAACGCCCCGAAAAAAGCAATCAACCCACAGCTGGACCCGGCGGAAGTTGCGCCGGTGTCCGCGCTTTCAAACCTGATCAGTCTTTATGCTGCAGATAACGAGCAGGAGCAGCTGCGCCGTGAGGCAATGAGTGATGAGGTTTGGGACCGCTACTTTTTCAACGAGTCCCGCGATCCTGTCCAGCGCGAAATTGTGCAGGACAGAATTGTCAGCCGGGCAAAGATGGCCCGCGAACAGCAGCAACACAATCCCGATCTGGTTATCGTGGCCGATGTCAGCGCGCAGCCTTCGCACATCAGCAAGCCTCTCATGGAGCGCGTTAAGTTCTTTCATAATCTTGGCAGGCCGCAGGCTTATTCCCGTTACCTGCGCGAAACTATCCGCCCCTGCCTTGAGAGACTGGCCCGCGTGCGTGAAAGCCAGATTTCAGCCTCCTTCCGGTTTATGGCCGGTCATGACGGTCTGGACGGCCTGCTGGCGTTGCCAGAAATGAACCAGAATCAGGTCAAGCGTTTATCGACGCTGGTCGCTGCGCACATGAGCATGTGTCTTGATAAAGCCAGCGGCCATCTGTTCGTCAGTGACGACGTGACGCCGGAGCAGGTCCGCCAGGCATGGGAACGGGTTGCAGCGGAAGCGATGCGTCTGGACGTAATCCCCCCGGCCTTTGAGCAGCTGCGCCGCAAAAAGCGCCGCCGCAAGCCCGTGCCCTATGATCTGATCCCGGCCTCGCTGGCACGTATGCTCTGCGCGGACTGGTGGTATCGCAAGTTATGGCAGCTGCGTTGTGAATGGCGTGAAGAGCAGTTGCGCGCTGTCTGCCTGGTCAACAAAAAAGCATCCCCCTACGTCAGCTTTGAAGCGGTGATCCATAAGCGTGAGCAGCGCAGGAAGTCTCTGGAGTTCTTCCGCTCACATGAGCTGATCAGCGATGAAGGCGATACGCTGGATATGGAAGATGTGGTGAATGCCAGTAGCAGCAACCCGGCTCACCGCCGTAATGAAATGATGGCCTGCGTTAAGGGGCTGGAGCTTATCGCGGAAATGCGCGGTGACTGCGCCGTGTTTTACACCATTACCTGTCCGTCGCGTTTCCACGCAACGCTTAACAACGGCAGGCCCAATCCGAAGTGGACCACGGCCACCGTTCGCCAGAGCAGTGATTATCTGGTTGATACCTTTGCTGCCTTCCGCAAGGCCATGCACAAAGCCGGGATGCGCTGGTATGGCGTGCGGGTTGCTGAGCCGCATCATGATGGCACCGTACACTGGCACCTGCTGTGCTTCATGCGCAAAAAGGAACGCCGTTCAGTCACCGCACTGCTGCGGAAATTTGCCATTCGCGAAGACCGCGAAGAGCTTGGCAACAACACCGGGCCACGCTTTAAAGCTGAGCTGATCAACCCGCGCAAAGGTTCACCGACCAGTTATATCGCTAAATACGTCAGTAAAAATATTGATGGTCGTGGCCTGTCTGATGAAATCAGCGCAGAAACGGGTAAATCACTGCGTGACAGCGCAGAGAACGTAGGCGCGTGGGCGTCACTTCATCGCGTTCAGCAGTTCAGATTCTTTGGCATTCCGGGCCGCCAGGCTTACCGGGAACTGCGCCTGCTTGCCGGTCAGGCGCTGAGAAATCAGAGCGATAAAAAGGCCGGTGCGCCGGTGCTTGAAAACGCGCAGCTGGACGCTGTGCTGGCCGCTGCAGATGTGGGCTGCTTTGCCACCTACATCATGAAGCAGGGCGGCGTTCTGGTTCCACGTAAACATCACATCGTCAGAACTGCCTACGAGCTTAACGACGAGCCAACCCCTTACGGCGATCACGGCACCCGCATTTATGGCATCTGGTCCCCGTTAGTGGCGGGCCGTATCTGCACGCACGCAACGAAGTGGAAAATGGTTCGTAAGGCCGTTGACGTTCAGGAGGCGACAGCCGACCAGGGCGCTCGCGCCCCTTGGACTCGTGGCAATAACTGTCCCCCTGATGAAAAACTGAACATTTCAGGGGGCAATCCGGTATCTGTTGAACCTATAGAACCAGATGAAACGCCTCTGTATGGCCCGGCAGACTTCGACAATATGACCAGAAAACAGCGCCGGGATCTGCTGGCGCGTCTTCGGGTGGTTAAGCCGCGCCAGAAGAAGAGTTATAAGCAGGTAATTGACGATGTTCAGCGGGCTGATCTTGTTGCAGAGCTGAAAACGAGGGGCTTTACCGGTGAAGAAACCGAAACAAATCTGCTTCTGTGCGGTGGCAGTCTCAATTCAGGCGCGGGGATGCGCATTTTTTACCAGAACGGACGGCTGCAGGAAGATGATAAGTGGCGCAAATGGAGCTGATTAAGGTTCGGTCTCGATAAGCGAAGCCGTCAATGTCATGCCTGATTTCGCTTTATTCAATAAAAATAACGAGTTGAAAACGTCACCTAGTCGATATTTTTTTAGGATAAGCCCTTATTGAACGTAAAAAACATTTCACATTTTTAAGACCATACTATACTGTACGCATATACAGTTGTTACGTCGAGGGAGGACAAATGAGCGATTATCTTCTGGAAGAGATTAAACTCCAGCGCATTGATTTTATTCTTAAAAAAGTTGCTTTTGATACGTGCGATTTCGAGGAAAAGGAAATGGCAATTCACTGGTTAGTGGAGTTATCAGGTGAATTGATGGCTGAAGTGAGAAAGGCTAAATCATTTAAATCTGAAGTCGAACGTCATTGAGAGGGACTTATGCATATTGAAATCATGATTAATAAACAACAAAAAATCAGTGAAGACATTCTCAGCGCCCTTGAGGCTGAGCTTTACAGAAATTTCCTGCCAACTTATCCCGATACAAGTATTCGTATCCGTAAAGGCTCTGCTAATGGCGTAGTACTGAGCGGCGTCAGACAGGATGACGATAAAAAGAATGTTATGGATATTTTGCAGGCAGTTTGGGAAGACGACAGCTGGCAGTATCAACACTGATAACGTTGCTGTCGTCAAAATTCATTTTTGGCGCTGGCAAGGTTGAACAACGAGCATTGCGAGGCGTTAGGCGATGGCCGGAAGCGATTCAAATTATCAGGTAGTTTACCGGGACGAAATCCTGACTGATTATGCGCCTGGCGGATTGGTTTTCTTCCAGCGGCCAAAAGAGAACGGCGGCGGATTCTGGTTAGGCCGGACTTATGACGGTGTTTTCTGGCTTGAAATTCCGGCCCCGGTCTCTCTTTCGCAGGGTCTTCTGCACCTGCAGGTTGTGAAAAATTCTGTCCCGGCTGATGTGAAATACATATCCTTAGACAATAACCTGTCACTGTTCTGACTCCATGCGCATGAGTGCATGTCTATGCTGCATGAATTCGCATGATCCCAGAAGGATCGTTAGCCCTCCGGCCCGCCAGTACTGGCGGGCTTTTGCTTATGTCATGCAGGTGCATGAAAACCACTGCATAAAGCGGGCAGGCGTGGCGGGGCTACGAGCGCGCGCTGAGGGTTAATGATCTGTTGTGTTAAGCTTCAATGATTGAGACTTCAACAGTAGATCTTAAAAATTACTATTGACATAACTGGTTACTCATGGCGTCTTATCGATTGTGATTTTCTACCCTCCTAAATTTAGGACGCTTATTAAACCTCTCATAAAAAGGGATTATTATGCTGCAAACAAAAAATGTCTTTATCGATACTCAATACTATGTTAAATCGGGCCTACATTTTGAGGGTGCAGCATTTAAAGCTTTTCTTGAACTTTGCGCACGCGGAGAACTGACTCTATTAACAACATCAGTAGTGGAAAGAGAGGTTAAAAGTAAAATTGATGACGCGATAAAAGACGCATTACAAGCTGTTCAAACCATCCAAAGAAAAGCAAGGATTTTAAAGAGTATTGAAGACGGCCCTCTTCAAAACTTCTTTGTGCCGGTTGAAATAGATGGTGTCTACGAATCTGCAAAGAATGCTTTCGATGAGTTTCTAGGTGCCTGTAATGCAGAGTTCGCACCAGTTTCAGATATTGATATAGAAAAAATACTGAGTAATTACTTTGAAAAAAAACCCCCATTTGGAGATGGAAAAAAGAAAAACGAGTTTCCAGATGCTATTTCATTGGATGCTATTGAAAAATACATTGATGATGAGGAAGTATATGTTGTATCCGAAGATGAGGACCTAAAGAGTTATTGCAACGACAACATGAAATTTCATTGCGTTGATACATTGGATAAATTGCTGGATATTTATAACGCACGTGAGAACTTCTTATCTAATGCTATCTCTTCTTACATTGAAAGCAATAAAGACAAGATTAGTGATGAGATAAAAGAATTACTAGAGAGCGCAGATGCTTGGAATGAGTCAGTTTGGGAAGACTCCGAATTAGAATCATATCACGTTACGAGCATGAGCGAGCTTGATTTCTCAATTGTATCTATTGAGGAAAATAGTTGCATAGTTACTTTTGATATATCAGCTGATTTCGAAGTTACTGTGACCGGCCCTGACTTCACTAATGGGTATTGGGATGGTGAAGATAAAGTAATGATCCCTATGGAATCCACTGAAAATACTGAAATCGAAGAAAAGAATTTCCTTGTGGAATTACGAATGGATTTTGAAATTGATGGTGATAGCATAATCAATCCCGAACATTATATTTACATTGATGAGCTTAGGAAGGGGTTGGTTTTTTCTGTAGATGAAAATAGCTACGATTATTAATAACCCTTGAAGGGCATCCATATAAGATGCCCTTCCAAAGACGTCATGAGTTTAAAGTATAGTCCTCAAAAGAAATTACTTTTTCACCAACCCATTCATTTAATTCCTCAAGCCGCCTCTGTAACGGAATGAGTTCATTCCTCACAAAAACACGACTTGCTTTTTCCACATCGCCAAACCCGCCTGTATTGTTCGGGATAATCCCCATTAGTTGCGGCGGCACACGATGCACGGCCAGCATGTCGTCGCGGCTCACGTTCTTGATGTTCAGGAATTCATCCTTCGCCGCCACCTCAGACAGCGGGATGATCTGGATGCCGTCCTTTTTCCCGTTCGGGCTGTACATAAACAGGTTGCGGAAGTTGCCCGGCCCTTTCGCGCTTTTCATGGCGCTGCGGATATTGTCCACGTCCTGCTGGCTCTGGGCCGGGTCGGTCATGTACATGATGAAACCCGCATGGCTGCCGTTGAGGTAATACTTGCGGCGGAACAGCGTAGCCGACTCGTTCAGCAGCGCCGACGGGATGGCAGACAGGTAGCCCGGCAGGCCATAAATCTCCTGATTGATGTCCGGCTCCATCAGGTGAAACACGCTGCCCTTCGCAAACTCATACGGCTCCGTGTTAATGCCATAGTGCGCATACCAGTACGTGTCTAAATCGAGGCCACGCCGGGTAAACTTTGCCAGCGACGGCTCCAGCTTCAGCACGTTACCGAGGCGGCTGGTCCGCTTCTCCAGGTAGGCATTGCCGAAAATCAGGTAATCCAGCGCAAAGCGGGTGAACGCCTGCTGACTCAGCAGCGGGTGCGGGATAAAGGTACTCGCCAGAATGTTGCACTTCACGCTGATGGGTGAGCTGTGATGCACGGCGGCACGGAACGTGCGCGCCAGCCCGTCAACGCTCACGGGTGGTTCATA